TCCTTGAAAATCTTTCCGAGTTTCAACGAAAGGCTTGGCAAATTTGCCCAAACCACCTTGCCCTCTCGGGACAAGACCCACCACCCCTTAAGAAAGGTTACGTCACGGAAGTCATCCAATTCTCGGCCCTCTAGGCCCATACCCATGCCTTCCGCCGCTTCTCTGAAGGAGATCTCCTGAAGGATTGCCTCGACCCTGCTCCTAAGGTTGTTTTTCGAGCCCACATCCGATGTGGCACTCACCCCTGTTGGCATATGGTCATGCATTTGTCCTCGGAACTCATGGACCACCCCTTTGAACTTCATCTTCCTTTTGTATTTCTGGTAGACGCCCTTGACAATTGTATCAACCCATTCAGTTGGGATATTGTGGTGTTCTGCCATCACATACAGGTCCTTGAACAGAAACCCAAATTGTGTCTGGTCAAACATTGCCATGTCGTCTTCATTAAACTTGGAAGTGAACGGAGGTTGGCCCAGTGCGTTACCCGCAGATACCACACTATCATCACAGCTGACTAAAACCATAGGCGTTGACTCCATGAGTAACTCACCATATCTGTTCAGCTTGTGCGGTTTCGGATCTGCAACACACATCCTTACCTGGAATCGACCACACTGTGTTACATTCTCACCATTAAATACCTCCAACATCTTTTCGTGCATTGCTCTAAGCACCTGCATCGTCCTGTTTTGGATATCTGTGGTGAAACTGGTAATCAATCGCGGCTTAAAGCCTTTGAGTTGTTCGTTCCATTTCTCTTGCACTTTCTTCACTGTCACTGTGTCCAACTCATTTAAGAGTTTCAACGAGGAAAGATAGTTTTGCCCTTTTAACCCGCCCATCTTTCGAGCGCATTCTTCATGCGTGGGGATCTCATCCACCACTAGGGGCTGCTCACAGAACCAGACCAACGACCCTCTAGAGTTCTCAATGAAACTCCGCTTAAAGATTGATTCGCTTTCTTTTGTGGCGAACCCTCCCTTTGTTGGATCGGAATATCCTCTTCTGAGTAAGGCCATTGCGAGCGTGAAAGGTCCCTTTCTTGGTTGCCAAAGAAAACCGCTGGTCATCATGAGGGGATAGGAGAACTCAGCATCTGCCGCTTGAAGGCAATCATTGCATTGTCCGAGATGGTGACACGCGCACTCATCATCGTGGTTCAACTTGATATAGTCCATCAAGCTCATCCTCACTCCGTCCACCATCACCTTGGCGGTATTGACATAATGGGTCAGATTCTCAGGGATTATCTTTGCTGGGATGAATGCCCTTAGTTTTTCCACACTGAGGTCCTTGAGATAGAAAATCCCTTCTTTTACACTCATCCGCTCTCCCTTCGCCCATGCTTCTGCCCAAACCTGGAATTCGTCAAAGGAATCCGAGCATTCCCATTGCTTTGCCCAGACGTTCCATGTCCAGTGTACCAAGAAAGGGAGGGTTGGGTGGATCCGCCGCGTCGCGAACCCTGACAGGTGCATGAGGAATGGTGGGAGACGATATGGCAACATCTCCCAGACTGTGAACCTTGGATCGTTAACGCTCACGACCAGTTCAAACAGTGACAGCGTCCATCGTCCATAGGGTGAATACGCCATCCACAATTCCTCTAGCGCCACGGTTATTCCTGTGATATATGGATGAAATGTCAGCATCATGTCTGAACATACCATTTGCTTCACAGATTGGAACCATTCCCGAAACGTTTGTCTAATGATCAATTCAAACACGTCACCTTGTGGTCGACGTGTGTCGGGGTGGGCACCCGCAGGGCGCAGCTTTCGCATCCAGCCGACCGGTCCACCTGTCAGGCTTATGAAAACTGCAATGGCCATCAATGTCCATATGACCCGCACGAACAGCTTCCCTGAATGGAAGACGCTGCCGTACGCCCCCGGTTTGTGCAACCGCGCTTTTGCTTCCTCAAATGCAACGCTCTTGCTTCGCCAAGAGTCCATTTGCATGACAGCGGCCTTCGGCGCCTCAAGCGTCACAGCACGTACAATGCTGTTCACTACAAGGCTTGAAATATAGCCGTACAGTCGCGCTTCCACTGCTGTGTACTCACCGTTGTTCCGGCAGTGCTGATTGAGTTTGGTATAACACCCATTCAACACTATTCCACTTATGGCGCGCAACCCTATCTCCTCCTTAGCCATAGCAACCAACTTAGCGCTGTAAAACGCCAATCCGTTGGCACCCTCCACAGGGAGTTCGTCTTGTGAGAGCAACATATTCTGAGTCTTAAACACTCCTATCATGTTACGGACAGTGTTGCCCAATGCCCGTCGCTCCCCTGCTGCGAACCACGCCTCGTCAACCCTGGTGACGTCTTTCGGCTGCTGGAAGGTTTTGACCTGCTCACGTGGCTTCTGTTCGGAAAACACCACTTTGTAACACACCATTGTTCCCAATGCCATCATTGGGTTGATGTAGAGTGTTCCGTTCTTAACAGTTTTGGTGAGCTCGGCCAGCCATGCTGTGTCTTTGTGTGGGATATAGGCTGTCTGCTGTTTTCCACTAGCCGCGACCGGTTCCCCAAACATGTGGTAACCGTCTTCATCCCTAAACCAGACGTGTTCGACAGAGGAGATCGTGCGCATTCCCCTCTGCACCTTTGGAACATAAGCCCCCGCATCATCCACAAACCTGTGGCAAATGATGTAGGTGGTGCGCAATGTGACGGCGTTACACAGGTCTGCCACCATTTCAGGCGACAACCCGTCACAGCCTTCCGTGCGGTAGACGTCAATCAACGTTGCTACATCACACAGCACATTCGGCATGTTTCGTTCCCTTTCTCCCGTTGTGGCGAGATCACGTCCATACACTCCTGGGGCCCACACATGATTCTTGATCAAGACATCATCGGCACCGCGGGCCAGGTTTCCGGTAACCCTATCCTTACCATACATATCCAATATATGGAGGACCTTATTCCCAGGAGAGTTGACTTCGAGCATCTGTGCGGCATCGCGAAGGGCAGCCAGAAGTGCATTCTGGCGTTGGAGATGTGTCACTGGGTGAAGGCTGGCTGGATTCCTCCAGTCCGTGGTAACCTCCACATCATCGGGGACGCAATGCTCCTTGGCAAGATCCGCCAAGTCGCTCCCTTCTTTCACTCGGAGTCGTGTCTGGTTCAACACTTGGAGGACTGAGGAAGGAGCTGTCCTTTCTTTCTTGAACCCTCCTTTCTTCTTTCCTTTCTTTCCTTTTTCGTTCTTGTTTTTCTTGTCGGTCTTTTGACCTTTTTCGACTTTTCCGTCTTTGTCCTTTGATGGACTCGCTTTTGCGTTGTTGTCATTCATCTTTTATGATTCTTGATCAA